TGGATTATATGGAATGAATTTCCAGATTTTGATTTAGTAGGTTTAGAAAGATTAAAACAATGGAACAACGATAATTATAAAAGGTTAAGGTATCAAACAGATACAAAGTATAACAAAGGTTATTTACCACAACAATTTGAAAGTTATAAAGAATGGATAGGTAATAGACCACAAATAGATAAGTTTGCAGAATTAAAAACATTTGATAATGTATGGAATAGTGTTATTAAAAATTTATATAAATTTGGCAGATATTCTACTTGGTTTTATTTACAAACATTACACGAATGCGTAGGTCTTGATTTGCAACCCAGTACATTAAAATTAGAAGATTACAGTGGTAGTAAATCTCACAGAAATGGCTTATGCTATGCTCTTGGACTTGATGATTGGATAGATAAAAAGCTAAATAAAAAACAAATAGAACATTTGGAAACAAAAGCACAACAAATACAAAACACAATAAAAACAAAATATAAACTAAATAGCAACCCATATACAATGGAAACTGCATTATGTTCCTTTAAAAAAATATTTAGAAAAAAACAAGGTAGGTATTTAGGCTATTACCTTGATAGACAGGCACAAGAAATATCACAAGTACAAGAAGATGGTTGGTATGGTATTGAATGGGGTGTATTTTGGCAAGCAAGAACAGAAAGTTTGCACCCTACACTTTACTCAAACATACAAATCAAACCACAACTATACAGTCAGTTTTTAGATACAGGGAGTTTTAATAGACAATTATGAAATGCGTAGCTATTGGTGGAGTTCCAGCCACAGGGAAAACTACACTTGTAAAAAAGATATACGATAAAATGCCTAAAATAAACTTTGAGTATGGTTTAGTAAAAGGACACTACGACAAAGAAAACAACATAGCATTGCTAGGGCTATACAACCAAAACAATACATTTCTTGGAACAGACAGACTATCTATGGGTGTAAATAAACAATTTTTACAATATATCTCAATGGTACAAAGAAACATTATATTTGAAGGCGATAGATTATTTAGCTTAAATAACTTAATAAAACTTAATGAATTATATGATTTGAGAATAATAATGCTAGTTAATTCGCCAGATACACTTGTAAAAAGACATAAAGATAGGAACGACACACAAACAGATAAGTTTCTTAAGGGTAGAGAAACAAAGATCAAAAACATTAAAGAACACTTTGGAGGCATTATAGGTAGGATAGAAACCTATACACTTACAAACTTGCAAGAAAGTGAAACATTAAGTAATAATATATACGATTGGTTAAAATCATAAAAAGGACATAATGGCTAGACCTATAAAGAAAGTTGACACACAAGCTATACAAAAATTAGCACAAATGCATTGTACTTACGAGGAAATTGCAGAGTTTTGCGATGTATCAACAAAGACTTTACAACGGAGTTATGTCCACCTTATAAAAAAGGGTCGTGAGATGGGCAGAATTAGTTTGCGTAGAGCACAATTCGAGAAAGCATTAGGTGGTAATGTAGCTATGCAAATTTGGCTTGGTAAGCAACATCTTGATCAAAGAGATAGAATTGAACAAACAAACTTTAATGAGCCATTACCATTAATTATAGATGCAGAATCAAAAGAAATAAAAGATGTCAAAAAAAAAAGGTAATGTGTATGGTGCAGTTGTACTGTACGAAAAAAAATACAAAAGAACATCAATAGGTGGTGGTAGAGTTAAAACATCTACAATGAATAAATCAAAAAAAAGGTCATATAAAAAATACAAGGGACAGGGAAAATGAGATCAAACTTTTATCCTAATGGGGAATTTATACCCTATCAAATGCCACAAGATTTTAGACCAGCACAAAGAGGTCAAGGTAGTTGTGGCTCATGTGGACTTTTTTCAAGACCTCATAGTTTCTGTGGTGCATACAGAACGAGAGGTGTAAAAGATACATATACTTGTAATAATTGGCGACCTAGAAGATTAAAATAATGGAATTAATTTTACTTAACGATGGTTTATATAGCTTAGTTTCTGTTACAAAAGAAATGATGCAAGGCATAGAAATAATGGAAAAGGTTAATTGTTTTGATTTATGCGATATTCTTAGATTGTATCTTACTACATATTATGAGCCACCCTACAATGTTCATGTAATGAATGATGGTAGTGGAGATTTTTATGGGTGCATATGTAGATAATTTATGATAATTGTTTTGCATGGCAAAGTATAGAGGCAGAACAGTTAGGCTAGGCAAGATAATGCGTGGCGATGTAAAGAAATTTAAGGTGTTCGTAAGAAACAAACGAACAGGAAAAATCAAAAAGGTTAATTTTGGTAGTAAGACAATGTCTATTAAAAAACATATACCAGCAAGAAAAAGATCGTTTATGGCTCGTATGGGTGGAGTACTTAAGAAAGTTCGTGGACAGAAATCTTTAAGTCCTGCATATTGGTCGTTAAGGAGTTGGCGATGAAGCTAAATGAAAACACTAATATTTCTCTTCCTTTAAGGAATTTAATTGCTTTATGCGTTGCTGTTGGTTTAGGGATAATTGGCTACACAGAATTGACAGCTAGGCTAACTAGCTTAGAGACTTCAAGAGAATTATTCCAAGCTGATCTACTTAAAAAATCTGAACAAAAACCAACTGACCAAGAACAGTTTATGTTGCTAGAACATGTAGCAGAGCAAGTAGAAAATATCCAAGCAGAGATGGAAACTATGAGAAACAATAATGTCAATATTAAATATGCAATGAAAGATATAGAAAAAATTAAAGAACAATTAGAAATTATAAAAGATAAGGTAAGAGCAAATGGAAAGAGTTATTAATGGTTGAAACAGTTGTAGCTTTGTTATTAGTAATTAATTCTGAAATTAAAGAAGCTCGTATTCAACAAGACTTAAGTTCTTGCCTTAAAGGTAAGCGTCTGGCAATGCGTGAAGTTAAAAATGACAACATTGTTTATCAATGTATTAAAACAAAAGCAGAGTTAGAATTAAATATAGATGGTAGTAAATCAATTAAAAAACTTATATTAGAATGAATAAATTAGATGTTATAAAAGTATTGGCAGAAGATAAAACATTTGAAAACGAAATTAAAAACAAAGGTAGTAACGATTTAGAATTAAGAATTAAAGTATTAGAAAAAGAAATTGATACATTAAAAGCGATAATTAATCTAAAAGAAATAGAATTAAGTGCAAAAGATGATAAAATTAAAACCTTAAAAAAGGAAGCAAAGGATATGTTGTTATATCCATAATTATGAGTATTAAAAATGATAGATTGGTTTGTAGAAAAAATAGGCAATTTTGCCAGAAAAATATTTCATTGGTCATGGAGAATTCAAACTCGCCGAAGAATTTACAGAAAGAAAAATTAAATGGAGTTTATGTTAACTATGATTTTGTGCGCATTTGTTGATGGCAAAACTACTTGTATGCCACCACATACATTTGAAACAAAGTACAAAGATGCTTATAGTTGTATGCTTGATGGTTATACAAAGTCTTATGATAAAATTCTTGAACTCGGTAAGGAAGATGTTAATAGATTTAATATCTATATAAAATTTGGTTGCAATGAAAATCAATTTAACAAAACCCCAGTATCAAGTAAGTAGTTCTGATAAAAGATTTCGAGTTTTAGTATCAGGTAGAAGATTTGGAAAGACTTATCTTTGTATTACTGAAATGATGAAATACGCAACAAAAGTAAAAAAAAATATATGGTATGTTGCACCTACATTTAAAATGGCTAGAGAGATTGTATGGCTAAAGCTAAAACAAATGCTATCTGATTTTAATTGGATTGAAACTATTAATGAAACAAACCTATCAATTAAGATAAGAAACTCTGGTAGCATTATATCGTTAAAAGGTTGTGAGAACTACGACTCTTTGCGTGGAGTAGGAATTGATTTTCTTATACTTGACGAGTTTGCAGACATTGATGAAAAGGCATGGACAGAGGTATTAAGAGCATCTGTTGCAGACACACAGGGCGATGTTTTAATGTGTGGGTCGCCTAAAGGCTTTGGTAATTGGTCATACAGAATGTATGAAAAAGGCAAACGAGAATCACAGTGGGATAGTTTTCAGTTTACTACTTTACAAGGTGGTATGGTACCAGCAGAAGAAATAGAACAAGCAAAACAAGATGTTGATATTAGAACATTTAGACAAGAGTTTGAGGGTACATTTGAGAACTATGCTGGTGCTGTCTATTACAACTTTCATGCTGTTGACAATGTATTAGAAAAAAAGATTGACTGGCAAAAACCTTTACACATAGGATTAGACTTTAACGTTGACCCTATGAGTGCCTGTGTTGCACAAATTGATAGAGATAAAATACATTTTATTGATGAGATAGTAATTTATTCAAGTAATACTGATGAAATGGTACAAGAAATTAGAGATAGGTATGGAACAAAAACTAGAATATTTGTTTATCCTGATCCAGCTTGTCGTCAAAGAAAAACATCTGCTGGTGGAAGAACTGATTTAACAATTTTACAGAATGCTGGGTTTAGTGTTAAGTGCAAACTAAAACATAGTCCAATTCGAGATAGAGTTAATGCAGTCAATTCAAGATTAAAGTCAGCTGATGGTAAGAGGTATATTTTTATCTCGCCATCTTGCAAAATTATGATAAAAGGGTTACAAAGACAGATATACAAGGAAAACACAAATATTCCTGACAAGGAAGAAGGCTACGATCATATGAATGATGCTATTGGTTATTTAACTGAAATTGTAAAACCTTTAACAACAACACCTCGTAGTTTTAGCCCTCAAAGATGGAACATAAAACAAAGATAGTATGGCATATTCTAGAGAACAAGCATTAGACCTACACAAAGACTTCGAAGAAAATATAAAAAATTGGGAATATTATATTCGTTCTTACAATGGTGGATATGACTACATGATAGGTCAATATCTTAACAGATACAATTTAGAACTTGATAACGAGTTTAATCAAAGACTAGCAAACACTCCTTGTGATAACCATTGCAAAAACATTATACAAATTTATTCATCATTTTTATTTAGAGTAAAAGCAAGTAGAGACTTTGGTGGTATGCAAGACGAGGCTAGTTTAGAATCGTTCTTAAAAGATGCAGATTTAGAGGGTAATAGTTTTACATCTGTAATTAAACAAGCACAGAATTATGCGTCTATTTATGGACACTGCATGATGATATTAGATAAACCAAATATACAAACAACAACAAAAGCAGAAGAACTAAATCAAGAAATAAGACCATATCTTTCAATCGTAACTCCAGAGAATATTTTTGATTGGAACTTTGAAAGACAACCTAATGGTAAGTACATATTAAACTACTTAAAAATCAGAGAAGAAGTAGATAAAAGTGGTGGCTCGTATATGCGACTATGGTATCCTGATAAAGTTGATACTATTTATGTTGAAGAACACGGAACAGAGCCAACATTAATAGATACTGCCGAGAATCAGATTGGCAAAATACCAGCAGTTATTTTATACAATTCTAAATCACACAAGAGGGGAATTGGTCAGTCTGACTTAACAGATATTGCAGATATGCAAAAAGCAATTTACAACGAATTTTCAGAAATAGAACAACTAATAAGACTAACTAACCATCCATCATTGGTTAAAACAAATAATGTTAATGCAAGTGCTGGTGCTGGTGCAATTATAGAAATGCCTGATGAAATGGAACCAAATCTTAAACCATACTTATTACAACCATCAGGGCAAAACCTTGTAGCAATTATGGACTCTATTACAAAAAAAGTAGAATCAATTAATAGAATTGCACACACAGGAGCAGTAAGAACTACAAAATCACAAGTTCAATCTGGTATTGCTTTACAAACAGAGTTTGAATTATTAAATGCAAGATTATCAGAAAAAGCAGATAACTTACAATTAGCAGAAGAGCAAATTTTTAAATGCTATGCAGAATATCAAAACACAACATTTGATGGCGAAATAAATTATCCAGACTCATTTAACATTAGAGATTACGCAACTGATTTAGTTTTCTATCAACAAGCAAAAGCAGTTAATGTACCATCAAATACTTTAAACAAAGAAATTGATAAAGAAATAGCAAGAGCAGTTGTAGATGATGATGAAAAACTATCTGAAATATTTGATGAAATAGACTCTAATGCAGAGGTAGGTCAGTTTACACAAGACGAGCCTGTACAACAAGATCAAGAAGTAGAAGAAGAAGAAGTTTAATGAATGTCAGATATTGTACAAGACTTTACAGAATACAGAATTAGGCAAATAGAAATTGCTGAAGCAAAATACTACGAATCATTAATACAAACTTTAGATAAAATAGAACGAGAAATTACAAGTCTTGCTGGTAGAACTTTACCAACAGATGATTTAGATAGACTGTATGATCTTAAAATTGCAGTATCTATGCAACCAAAGATTAGAACGATTCTAGAAAAGGAATATTTAGCATGGTCAGATACAGTTGTAAGAGAGGGTTTTACAAAACAAGCAAAAAGAATAGAAAAGGCATTTAAGAGAATAGGTAATATTCCTGTTGAGTTTCAACAATTAACAAATGCAGATTTGACACTTATTACAAATTTAAAAAGACAATCATTTACACAATTTAAAGATGTATCAAATACAATGACAAGAAGAATTACTGAAAAAATATATCAAGCTACATTGACAAGTGTAGAGTTTACAGAATTAGAAAGAGAATTAAGACAAACGATAAATGGTATTTATGCTAGTTCTGATGACAAGAAAATTAACGCATTGGTAAAAGATATTAAAAAAGACGAAGTCAAAATTAAAAGATTAGATAAAAGAACTGCACAAGGTAAAGTTGTAAGAGCAAGGCTTGATAAAAACATACAGACTTTACAATCAAAATTTGCAAGAGATAGAGCTGGGGAAAACATGAAACGATATGCTGGTCAAATATTAAACGATTCATTACGAGAGTTTGATGCACAACTAAACCTTGCAAAGTCTAAAGATGCTGGTTTAACATATGTTAAATATCAAGGGTCAAATATACCGACTACTAGAGATTTTTGTAGGCTTGTAAGATCAGGATCATATGATAAAAGAAATGGTGGACTATTCACAATTGATGAAGTCAACAAGCTATGGAAAAGCAGAGGTTGGTCAGGTAAAAAATCTGGTAATCCTTTAATTGTTCGTGGTGGTTATAACTGTCGTCATCAATGGTCATTTGTTAATCCAGATTGGTATGATACAGATGGCAAACTTAAAATATAAGGAGATACAATGTCAGAAGAACAAAACGCAGTAGAAAATACTGAAACAGAAAAAACAGAAACACCTGTTGTAGAAAAAGCAGAAGAAAAAACATACAATCAAGCACAAATAGATAACATGATTAAAGCAAGACTTGAGCAAGAAAAAGCAAAGAATCAAAGAATGCTTGACGAACAAAAGAAGAAAGATGAAGAACTTCTTAAAGAAAAGCAAATACAAGAAGCAAAGACAAAAGCTGATATAGAAAACTTGATGAAACAAAGAATACAAGAAAAAGATCAAGAAATTCTTAATTACAAAAATATGATTAAAAAAGAAAAAATCGATAATTCTGTAATGTCAGTGGCTTCAAGAATGAACGCAGTTAACCCACAACAGATCGTAGAATTGATGAAAAGCAATATTAAACTTTCTGATGATAATCGTATTGAGATACTTGATAAACATAATAATATTAGGTATAACGACAAAGGGGAACTACTTACGATTGAGGAATCAGTCAAAGAGTTTTTAGATGCTAACCCACATTTCTCGCAAGGGTCTAAAGCTGGTGTAGGGAGCCAGAGTAGTATCGAGGGTAAAACTGTAAAACCTTTTAATATTCAGGACTTGGACATGAGTAAACCAGAAGATCGTTTAAAATACGCAGAGTATCGTAAAAAACGAGATATGGCTCCTGTTCAAATTAATAATAACTTAAACAAATAAATATAGGACAACAAAATGGCAAACGAAACAACATCGTCAACACTCTCGGAACTTTATACTGAGATTGTTGCAGAAGCATTGTTCACAGCTAGCGAGAGATCAATAATGAGACCTCTTGTTAAGAACTATGCTATCGCTGGTGGTGGAAAGTCAGTTGAAGTTCCAATTTACTCTGCAGTTTCAGCAGCAGCAGTAAACGAAGCAACTGATTTATCTAACACAGCAATTAACCCAACATCAGTTACAATAACTGCATCTGAAAATGGTATTATGACAACTCTTACAGATTTAGGTAGAAACGCATCACCTAGAAATGTATCAGCTGACATAGGTAGATTATTCGGAGAGGCTATTGCTAAAAAAATTGATACTGACCTTACTGCATTGTTTGATGGATTCTCAACAGCAGTTGGAACAGATTCTGCGGCACTAACTGTTGCAAAAATGTTTGAGGCAGTAGCAAATTTAAGAAATAGCGCAGTTCCAATGGCTGATGTATCTGCAGTTTTACATCCAATGATAGCTTACGATCTTAAAGCAAATTTAACTAATACTTTTGCAAATTCAAATGCAAATGATTTAGCAAATGAAGCATTAAGAAATGGCTTTGTTGGTAGAATTGCTGGTGTTCCAATTTTTGAAACATCAAACATAGCAAATACAGGTACTGCTGGTGACTACAAAAATGGTGTATTCCATAGAGACGCACTAGGTTTAGCAATGATGCAAGACCTAAAAATCGAAACTCAAAGAGATGCTTCTCTTAGAGCAGACGAAATTGTAGCAACTGCAGTTTACGGAGTTGGCGAATTACAAGACAGTTACGGTATTGAACTGATAGCTGATTCATCAATCCAATAATGGATACTAGTTTATGGGGTAGCAATACCCCATAGGCATTAAGGAGGAATTATGGATATAAAGTTAACAAATGGTAAAAAAGTTATAACAAGATCAAAAGAGCAATACGATGCTAATCCATTACATTTTAAAATGAGAGGATATGCTCCTGTTGATACAGTTAAAAAAGAAATTAAAAAAGTTACAGCAAGAGATTTAAGTGATAAAATAGTTGAACTAAAAACAAAGAAGAAAAAAAATGTTAAAACAGCTAAAAAAAAAAATTAAAAAAATATTTAATTGGATTGTAGGTATTAGGTAATGGCTAATTTTACTGGAGCAAATGTTATTACGACATCAGATGTTTTAAAATATCAACCAGACGCATTTGACTTTGGTATTTCTACAACTGCTACAGAAACAACAAACTTTTTAGCACAAACTACTAATGATATTTTAAGAGAACTGCGTATTCGTTGGTGGCCAATTTATAAGCAAAATATTTATACAGATATTACAGTTTTAAACACAGCAGAAATGGTTAATACAAAAATAAATTTAGATCAATTTGAACGAGCAGGCGTTTATTTGTTTTTACATAGATTTTATTTACCAGCACTAACAAAATTTAGACCAGAGGCAGATAAAGATAGATTTGAAAGAATGATAGAATTTTATAGAAGTGAATTTAATAATGAGTTTCAATCTATTTTAGAAGATGGTGTAGAGTATGATAGTGATTCTAATACTACTATTTCTGTTAATGAAAGAGAGTCTTTGCATGGAAGTGGCAGACTTACAAGATAATGCTTTCTGCAAAAGTAACATCTAATTTACCACAAGTAAGAAAAAGATTTAATAAATTTTTTAAACAATTTCCAGATATTGTTACAAAAGGTTTAGAACAAGCTGGTGTACAATTAAAAGAAATTATTATTGATAGAACAGACAAAGGTTTAGATTTTAATAAAAGAAGATTTGTTCCTTACAGCCCATCTTATGCAGAAGAAAAAGGTAAAACAGTAGTTAATTTGCAAGACACAAATAGAATGTTGCAGTCTATTGATAGTAAATTAAAAAGTAAAAACAAAGTTCAAGTATTTTTTAGAAGCCAAACACAAGCAAAAAAAGCATTGTTTCATCAAAAAGGATTAGGTAAACTACCTGAAAGAAAGTTTTTTGCATATAACTTTAAAACTGAAAAGTTGATAAGAAGAACATTTGAAGATTTTATGAAAAAAGAAATTAAAAGGTTAAAAATATGAGTAAAAGAGAGGACATTGCTAGCAACATTGCTACTACAATTTCAAACATAACAAGTCCTGCAGTTAGAAAAACTACAAGACAACCATTTCCATTAGAAGAACTAGCAGAATCTCAATACCCAGCAGTGTTAATACAAACACAAGAAGAAACTAAAGAAGATTCAGAATTAGGTAGTGGTGCAAAAACAAGGATAAATAATTTAGAATTTTTAATTACAGGATATGTAAAAGGTAGTGAAAGCAACATAGATACTGCAAGAAATAATTTAGCTAGCTCCATTGAAACTGCTCTTGAAACTGATATAACAAGAAACAACAAAGCATTAGATACAGAAGTAATAAGTTTAGAAACTGATGCTGGTACACTCTTTCCATATGGTGCTATCAGTATGGTAGTTAGAGTGATTTATGAACATGATAGTGCAACACCATAGGAGTTAAAATGGCTGATAAAAATTTAGATAAAATTGATAAAAAATTAGACAAAATAGAAGAACTAATACAAGACATTCGTGAACATATTGAAAATCATAGAGATTATGACGATGATAATGTTGTAGAAGAAGATGAAGATCAGTGGGAAGATGACGAAGATATTGACGAATAAGAGTAATAGTAGTAAAAGGATATATGGCAAAAGATATTAAATTATATAAAGATGGTCATGAAATAATTATCAATGAAACACAGCTTGATAATTTTTTAGAACTTGGCTATAAGCAAGAACAAGACAAACAAGTAAAAACAAATAAGGATACTAAAAAATGGCAACACATCACGGAAAAGAAGGCGTAGTTAAAGCTGGTGGAACTGCGATAGGCGAGTTGACAGGATTCACGCTTGAAACTACTGCAGATGTTGTAGAAGATACAGAATTATCAGATGCAACAAAATCATTTGTAGCTGGAAGAACTTCATTTAGTGGCTCATTAGATATGAGTTATGATGAAAGTGATTCCCCACAACAAACTTTAACAGTTGGTAGTAGTATTGCTTTTATCTTATTACCAGAGGGTGCAACTTCTGGCGATGAAAGTTTTACAGGCTCAGGAATTGTTACAGGAATGTCAGTTACCAATGGTATGGACGCAATTATTACTAGATCAGTTACATTTCAAGGCACAGGAGCATTAACTAGAGGTACTGTCTAATAAGACTTTATGAAGTTAATAGATTCTGCGAAATCTCATGTTCAACACATAGAGATTGAGGAATGGAAAGATGAAGCTGGTAATCCAAGTGTAATATATTGGAATCCTATAACCTTATCTGAAAAAAATAAACTATTTAAAAAATCAGATAACTTAAATGATGTAAGTATTCTTGCTGACATATTAGTTATGAAAGCTATCGACAAAGATGGCAATAAACTATTTACATTGGAAGATAAACTAGCATTAATGCATAAAGTTGATCCTGATGTTTTATCAAAAGTAGCTACTGCTATGGTACAAGCTATTAATCCCGAGCAAGTAAAAAAAAACTAAAATCTGATCCTGAATTAAAGAATTGTTTTATTGTATCCGATAGGTTAAAAATACCATTAAGAGAAGTTTTACAAATGGAAGAATGGGAATATAATCATTGGTTAGGCTACCTCTTATTAGAACAAGAAGAGCATGAAATGGCTATGAACAAAACAAGACATAGGTAATGGCACAAAATTTAGTATTAAATATTTTAGCAAGAGATAAAACTAAACAAGCATTTAATGGTATTCGTGCTGGTCTATCAAATTTAAGAAGTTCAGTTTTTTCAGTTCAATCTGCATTAGTTGGTATAGGTGCTGGTCTTGTTGTAAGATCATTTATAAAAGTTGGTGCAGAAGTAGAAAGTCTTGGAATTAGATTTAATTTTTTATTTGGTAATGTTAAAGAGGGTACAAAAGCATTTGATAATTTAGTTGACTTTGCATCAAAAGTTCCTTTTTCTCTTGAAGAAATTTCATCAGCATCTGGAAACTTAGCAGTCGTATCAAAAGACGCAGATGATTTATCAAGAATATTAAAAATTACAGGTAATGTCGCAGCAGTAACAGGATTAGATTTTCAAACTACTGCAACACAAATACAAAGATCATTTGCTGGTGGTATTGCCTCTGCAGATATTTTTAGAGAAAGAGGAGTTAGAGCATTATTAGGATTTAAGGCTGGTGCAACAGTATCAGTAGAACAAACAATCCAAGCATTTGAAGATGCTTTTGGAGAGAATGGTAGATTTTCTAAAGCAACAGAAGTTTTATCTACAACATTTACTGGTACTCTTTCAATGTTAGGTGATAAATTATTTAAATTTAAAAGAGATACAAACGAAGCTGGGTTTTTTGATTTTGTCAAACAAGCATTAGTAGATGTAAACAAATTAATAGAAGATAACGAACAAGTATTAAAAAAATTAGCATTACAAACTTCTGATTTCATGGTTAATGTTACAAAAAATGTTTTAATTGGTGGAGCAATTTTAATGGATACATTAAAACCTGTGTTTCAAATGGTTGGTGTAGCTATAAATGGCATTATACAAACTGTAAAAGCATTACCATCAGGAATTAGAGAACTTGGTATTATAGGTTTTTTAATGTTAGGTGGTAGAGGTAAATTGCTTGTTGTTACGATAATGGCAACAGTAGATATTATTCGAGGTGCACTTGGTTCAGTTTTAGAAACATATGCTGAAATAATGGATAAAGTAAATACAGGATTGCGTAAATTAAAATTAATTAGTAAAGAAACTTTTGAAGATAATTTGCTTACATTTGATCAGATGTTTGACACTGCTCAAAAATTAAAAACACCGTTAAAAGAAATTAATGAACAATCAAGTGCAACAAAAGAAAATTTTGGAAAAGCAGAAAAATCAATAAGAAAATTTTTAGAACAGCTAGAAAAAAATGCAATCATATCAAGAAAACAATTTAATGAAATGATGAATGCACTTGATAGTGCGGATAAATCAGCAAAAGAATTTGGTTTAAGTCTTGCAAAAATTAAAGATAATATTTTACAGCAATTTAAAAAAGACTTTGAATCAATAAACAGCACACTATCAAAAATGGCTACAAGTGGTATTAAAGCATTTTCAAGAGGATTAGCAGAAGCATTAGTTCTTGGTAAAGACTTAAATATGACATTTAGAGATTTAGCACAAAAATTATTAGTAGATATTGTAGCTTTTACAATACAGATAGTTATTCAAGAAACAATTAGAAATGCACTTACAAAACAAGAAGTTTCAAATCAAAACAAGATAACAAGTGAAAAGAAAAAACAATTAAAAATGCAAATGGCAATGATGGCGATGTCAGGAAATCCTATGGCTTTATTTGGATTTGCAGGATTTGATAAAGGTGGTGCAGTATCAAAAGGTAAACCTATAGTAGTAGGCGAACGAGGTGCAGAGTTGTTTATTCCTAATAGCTCAGGACAGATTACACAATCGGCTAGAGGTACAGGTGGTGGTGCTACTACAGTTAATTTTAATATCAACACAGTAGATGCTTCTGGCTTTGATGAATTATTACAAAGATCAAGAGGAACTATTACACAATTAATTAATAATGCAGTAAATGAAAATGGGAGTAAAAATTTAATATAATGTCAGGTGCTTTTCCAATATCTTCTGCTAAATTTGAAACTTTAGGAATTAAATCAATACAAAACACTATTATTTCAAAAACTGTATCTGGTAAAAAACTTGCTAGACAAATAGACAGTCAAAGATTTGGATTTACTGCAAGTATTATAACTGCAAAAAGATCAGATGTTTATGGGGAACTAATGGCATTTATAATAAAACAAAGATCAGGAAAAGAAAATTTTACAATTACTCCACCAGAAATAAAAAATGCCAAAGGAAATGAAACAGGAACAATTTTAGTAAATGGAGTTCACGCAGTTGGAGATACTACTATTGCAGTAGATGGACATCATAATAATAATCCAAATGCTTTTAAGTCAGGCGATTTTGTAAAATTTGCTAGTCACGATAAAGTATATATGATTGTTGCAGATGTTAGTCCAAGTAGTAATGCCTCTACACTCACTATTGAACCACCTTTAATTACTGCGCTAGCAGATAACTCAACAGTAACTTACGACAATGTACCTTTTACAGTGCATTTAACAAATGATGTTCAAGAGTTTGGAGCAATTGGTGCAGATAAAGATGGTAATTTATTATATAAATTTGAATTTGATGTAGAAGAATCTTTATAGTGGCTAAATATCTTATAAGACACTGGGTTTCTGCTGATTTTATTGCAGAAAAAGTAGTAGATGAGTCTGAAATAAATATTAATACAAATGATATAGGAAAACATAAAACTCCAGATGGAACTTTTAGTTTTGTTATGATAAATAGTAGTGAGAAATTAAACAGAACAACATACGAAATATATGACGAGAGCATTAACAACAGCAATAAAAAACGAATTAGCGACTAATGACATTAGACCCATTCATCTTATTACTATTGGGTTCAACACTCCTGTAAATATTACAGATTGTTCTTTTTCATTAACATCATCAGTATCAGGGTCATCTGTTACATATTCAGCTAGTGATTTTATTATGGGTATATCAGAACATAGTGAACAAACAGATATAACTAAAGCTAGTTTGAAACTAGTTTTATCAGGTGCAGATCAAACATTTATTTCTTTAGTTTTAAATGAAAATGTAACTAATGACGAAGTAACTATTTTTAGAGGATTATTAGCTGATGATAATACACTAATTGCAGATCCTTTGCTACTTTACAAAGGTAATATTGAAAATTACTCTATACAAGAATCTGGAAATGAAAGTAATTTAACTTTATCTATCGTATCTCATTGGGCAGATTTTGAAAAAAAAAATGGTCGTAAAACAAACAATACTTCACAACAAAGATTTTTTAGCACAGATGTTGGCATGGATTTTTCTTCAGAAATAATTAGCGATATAAAATGGGGTAGAAAATAATGAATGATATTATAAACTTCTACAAACAATTTAACAAATACAAAGATAATACAACAGAAGATTTATATTATCATGTTTATCCGTCAATAAACTGTAAACAGTATAAAATATTTAAAGATAACAAAGGAATTTATGCATTTGTTAATTGGGCACTTTTAAATAAAGAAGAAGAAAATTATTATAAATCTAAAGCTATAATTAAAAAAGACAAATGGCAAAGTGGAAACAGATTATGGTTATATGATATTGTTATATCAAAAAATGCAAAACAAGTTATGAGATGGGTTTATAATTATTTTAAAAATTATTTAAAGATTAACGAGTGCATTAATTGGTTAAGACTAGATAGTAAAAATAATATTTATAGAATATCAAAAAAATATAAAAGGGAGTTTCATATATAATGGGTGGTGCAGTACAAACAGTAACTCAAATAGTAACTAAAGCAAAACCATTATTTTCATTATTTGGTGGTAATCCATTAATTAGCTTAGGTGCAAGTTTATTTTTATCTTGGGCATTGAGACCTAAAACACCAGAAATAGAAGATTTTGGTACAAGTGCATTTGATAGTTTTGAAAAAGGTTTATTAGTTAATAAACAATCTAATGACAATAATATTCCTATAATTTATGGGGAAAGACTGTGTGGTGGCTCTAGAGTCTTTGTTGAAAGTTCAGGAAATGATAACGAATTTTTATATATTGCTTTAGTAATATCAGAGGGGGAAATAAATGATATTAAAGAAATTATAATAGATGATAAAGTAGTTACATGGTCAGGAGATTTGCAAGATAATGTTCAAAGAACAGTAGCAAGTAATGATTCTAACTATTATAAAAATGGTGTTAGTTTAATTACAGTAGAACCACACTATGGTACAGATAGTCAATCAGCATCATCTTTATTATCAACACTATCCAGTTGGGGAAATAACCACAAATTAAGTGGACTTTGTTATTTAGCTTTAAAGTTTAAATGGAATGAAGATGTGTGGTCAGGAATGCCAAAAATACAAGCTAAAGTAGAGGGTAAAAAAGTTAAAACATACAATTCAAGTTTAGTAGAACAAACTGCAAGTTATCAAACTAATCCAGCATGGTGTATATTAGATTATTTAACTAACTCAAGATATGGAAAAGGTTTAACAACAAACGAAATAGATTTACAATCTTTTTATGATGCTTCGCAAGTTTGCGTTACACAAGTAACACCATACTCTGGAGCAAGTGATATAAATATATTTGATTGTAATACAGCAGTTGATACTTCAAAAAATTTAATTGATAATTTAAGAGAACTTATAAAAGGGTGCAGAGGCTATATACCATACACACAAGGTAAATATAGTTTAGTTATTGAAACAACAGGAACTGCATCAATTACATTAACAGAAGATGATATTATAGGTGGTTATGGATTAGCTATTCCAACAAAGAATGAAAAATATAATAGAGTTATTGCGTCATTTATTAATCCAGAAAAATCATATCAAGTAGATGAAGTGCAATTTCCTCCAATAGATGATAGTGCTTTACCAAGTGCAGATCAACATGCAACTATGAAAACTGCTGATGGTGGATTTTTACTTGAGGGTAGATTTCAATTTCCTACTATAACATCACCATACCAAGCAGAAGAATTGGCAGAGGTTATTTTAAGAAGATCAAGAGAAGCAATAGGTTTATCATTAAATGTTACTTTTAAAGGCTATGAATTAAATATTGGCGATATAGTAAATGTTACACACCAAAGCATAGGCTTTAATGCAAAACCCTTTAGAATTTTAGGAATGACATTTAATCAAGATTTTACAGTTTCTTTAACTTTAGTGGAACACCAAAATTCACACTACACATGGGCGACAAAAACACAAGCAACCACAGTTCCATCTACAACTCTTCCTAATCCATTTAATGTGCAACCACCAGCAAGTGTAACTTTATCAGATCAACTAGTTCAATATAATGATGGAACAGTTATAGTAGCCTTAGATGTAAGTATTGGTGCTTCACCTGATAGCTTTGTAAGTTTTTATCAAGTAGAATATAAATTAAGCACAGATACTAATTTTATTATTTATGCACAAGGT